CTTGTCGCCAAGAGCGGGGCCGATCGCGTACCAGGTTTCATCGCCCGGCTCTGCGCGGCGCATCCACACTTCTAAATCGCTGGGATCAGCATAGGTCGTCAGCGGACCGATGCGATAACGCGCAGCTTCGCGCTCAATGCCCCCGATCACGCCTATTCTCCCTTTGCAATGGCGTTGACGACGAGGCGAAGACGCGCGAGCGACGCCATAGCCTCGTCAATCTGCACTGCGATGCGATCCCGATCCCGCGCACAGACCTTGTGGTCGCGCGTCGCCTCGCGAATTTCGGTGGCGATGTCGCCGAACTCGGCGCTTGCATCGATGAGGGCCGCATTGATGTCGCTGTCTTGTGGTCGCTCCTCTGGAACCGGGATAACGACATGCCCCAATTCAGCGGCATATGCAGAAAGGATCGGGGGACGGTGTCCCATGACGACAGCCACTTGATCCAAAGCGAAAGCGTCATCCACGCGTGGCACCGCAGTGTCGTTCGGGTTGCGCCATGAACCCGTCAGCGAAGGGCTTTTCTCGACGGTCGCCGCCGCACCCTCCTTGCCGCCGCTTGTTTTCACAGCGGTGATGACGGCCGCCTTGATCCGACCGAAAACGTCTGGCGCGATCATGCCGCTACCCCGCTGGACTTTTGGGAGAAATCGCCAGTGGACCGGGCTCGGGGGAGCACGGCATCATCCGAGGCATGTTGAAGCTCGATCACGTCTGCCGGAAGCTGGAGACCCGCTTCTTTTGCGGCGAGACGCAGGTGCGCCATCCGCGAACGCGGTATGCCGTTCTTCCGCCAACTGTGGACGGTCGAGGTCGGGGCTTCGATCATCTTCGCGACGGCATAGGTTCCGCCCAAATGATCAATCACAGCGATGGCGACAGTGTTCATGGCGTCGATATGCGATATTCGAACATGGAGATCAAGTCTCCAAAGTGCGATTATAGAACTTGCGGGAATCGCGGCGCCGGTCAGTTAGAATGCATGCGCCCCGAACAGATCAGAGCCGAATTAGACGCACGCGGAATGATGATCCGCGACCTCGCCGAGGCTATCGGCATGAACCAAAACTATCTTGGCAAAGCTTTGCGCGGTGATCGCAAGCTCACTGCAGAGGAGCTGCTTGCGATCCAGCAGGTTCTCCAACCAGAAGACTTGAGCAATCGAATTCGGACAATCCCGCTGCTGGGCTCAGTGCCGGCAGGAAAGTTCCGAGCGGCCGAGCAGCAGGGAGGGCGTCGGATACCGGTGTCGGATCCAGAGACCCCACCTAACGCATATGCGTTGGAGGTGGATGGCAACTCGATGGATCTCGTTGTTCCGAGCGGGACAACACTGACAATTGATCCCGATGACAAGGCCTTATGGCCCGGACGCCGGTACGTCATCCAGACGGAAGACGGAGAAACGACGTTCAAGGAATTTCAATCTGACCCGGCCCGCCTAGTGCCGCTATCAACCGATGACAGCCACCAGGACATCCTACTTGGCGCGGAACCAATTACGATCCTGGGCCGGGTCTATGCCTATACCATGAGGGACACCGACCTACCTAGGCGGCCTCGGTAACGAACCTTTCGTGCAGTTCCTCAATCTCACCAGGAACGGAAACGAAGAACTTGCCCCACTCGTCAAATTGCCCCAGCCCAAGCTGGAGCGCGTCGTTCTGCGCGTGTTGCCTTATGCGCCGCCAAGGACCCTTCGGCTTGCCGAACACAGTGACGCGATAAAGCAACATTCCAACCTCCAATCTGATTCGATGCCAAAATCGAACCGCCATGAGAACATAAACGGAACAGATTTGGCAAGGAAAAGGCGCAGGTAGAACAAAGTTCGATATTCGCACTTTTTCATCTTGACGCTATAAGTTCGATTATCGCATATCGACCTCCAGCAGGCATCCAGCCTGATGGAGTTGGAAATGCTTTCCGTTCCCACTGAATTCCCGCGAGTTGGCTCGCACGGTTTCCTCGACGATGGCGCGAAGGTTGAGCCTGTCCGCATCCTGCGCGACAATGGCGACGGCAATGTGCTTGTCTCCCTGACGGGCCGCCGATTTCCGCGTGAAATCGCCAGCGGCAACCGCACGGTCCCGCTCAGCGCTCTCCGCGAGACCGAACAGCCCCTTCCCCCCGCTAAGCCCTCGGGTCGCCGCCGGTGAGCGCGCAACGCGCCACCGGCGGCGCCAAGGCCGGGAGCGTCATTGTCGCGCACGTATTCGGCAAGGCTATCACCGCCGATGAAGTTCGCTCGACCGCGACCCGGGTGCTTCGTCACAGGGAACGCGTTGCTCAGGGGCTAGTGAATACCGGCCGATGGACCCAGGCAGAAGCTGACCGGCGCACTGCACCATGGAAGGCAATCGGCGTCCTCTGCCGGGTGAACACGCCGCAGATCGAAGCCGTGCTGGCGTCCTATCGCCGTCCGCTGATCCACATTCCGCACGCTGGCGCGAAGCCGCGGTACGATCATGTCTTCTCTGATGACCTGGCGCGCAGCCTGTTAGCGACTGACATCTGCAGCACCATCGAATGGTGCGCGGCCCTCAGGGAAGCAACCGCCAGCGCCGTGAAACTCATGCAGACGAACCGCTCGGAAACGACGGTGCAGGCCGCTTCGGAGTTTCTCGCGATCTCCCGCGCGCTCGATGTTCCAACCCGCGCGGTACAGCCCGGCGCGCCTGAAAGGCTTGCCGCATGAACATGCAGCCAGACCATCACGCCGCCTTTCGGATCGAGATCGAACGGGCGAACGGCCACGCCGACACATGGGCTCAGCTCTGGCGCAGTGCCCCGGCCGATGCGCGGCACGACGTGATCTATCTCGCGTGCCTGTTCCCGGCGCTCGCCCTCATTTTCCTCACCCTCTGGATCATGCTGCCGGCCTGATCCCCAACCGGAGTGCCTGCAAATGGCCGAAGAGAATGCCGCTTCCACGATCCTGATCGACGAGACGAAGGCCGCTGACGGATCGTCTCGCTATCCCGCGGTTACCCAGCTCACCGACCTGATCTTCATGCTGAATGACGGCCAGTTCAACGCGGACTGCGCCGACAAACTGAAGACTTTCGCCGCCGATCTGGAAGAGCGCGGCATCGAGGACGGCAAGAAGGTCAAGGGCAAGATCACCCTAACCATCGAAGTCGATCGCGAACACGACGGGGTCTATTTCTTCACCCCCGATATCAAGCTGGCGACCCCGCGCGAAAAGCACGGCCGCACCATCGGTTGGGTCACCCCCGAGAACCGCTTCACCCCCAACAAGCCCAACCAGGGCAACCTTTTCGGCACGGTCCGCGACGTCACCCCGACCCGCACCGTCCGCGACGTCTGAGCAAAGGAGAACCCGCGATGTCTGATTTCAATACGAGCGAAGGGGGCCACTTGATCAAGGAAGCGGTCGATGCTGCGGGCAAGCTGGCCCACGTCACCACGCGGGAAGTCCGCGATCCGCGCGACGGGACCACCGCACTCGTCGTGATTGGTCATAACGGCGTCCATACCCTCGACCCGGCTACCTTCGACCAGTACCGCCTTGCCCCGATGGAGCGCGCCGGCACGGCGAAGTGGACCACGCTGGAAAGCTTCATCGAGCACACCAACCGCTTCAAGGTGGATACCGCCAGCGCCGTGTTCGCGCGCGACGACATGGCAACCGCCAAGCTGACGACGATCTTCGACTATCACCAGGGCGTGGCCGATGGCGGCGACCGGGCGAACCTGCGGCACCGCGCCGAATACGCCTTCCCCTTCTCCGATCAGTGGAAGGCTTGGCACGGCAAAGACAAAGAGCCGATGGCCATGTCCGACTTCGCCCAGTTTCTCGAAGACCGCATCGTTGACATCGACGCCGATGGCGTGCCGTCAAGCGATGAGGCGAAGGCGTTCGTGGCGGCCATCAACGGCAAGATGGCGAGCCCCTCGAAGCTGATCGAGCTGGCGCGCGGCTTGCAGGTCTACGAGAACTCGGTGCTCAAGGAAGCCCGAAACCTCTCCTCTGGCGAGGGCCAGCTCACGTTCGAGAGCACCCACGTCGATGCGGACGGCAAGCCGCTCAACATCCCCAACCTGTTCATGATCACGATCCCAGTCTTCGCCCGATCGCCGGACTATTTCCGCCTGCTGGCCCGCCTCCGCTACCGCAAGGCACCGGGCGGTGTCGTGTTCTGGTACGAACTCTGGCGCGCAGACCTGGCGTTCGAGCAGGCCTTCACCGCCGCCTGTGAGCAGGTGAAGGAACGCACCGGCTTGCCACTCTTCGTCGGAGCCGCAGAGGCCTGACGCCGCATCCAACATCGCAGGGAATGAAACACCGAAAGGAGATCTTTGGTCCCCCTTCATTCCCTCCCCAACCGCAATCCTGCGGATTTCAGGACGCGCCGAGGGCCGCGTGGGGAAGCCCTCCAATTCACCAACCTGTCCTTCCCGGAACTCTGCCGCCTGCGGCGGGGGCGAGGATAAGCACAGTTTCCAGGAGCAACCCATATGGGCCTTATCGTAGACAATTTCGCAGGCGGCGGCGGAGCATCGACTGGCATCGAGGCCGCACTTGGCCGCGCCGTGGACATCGCCATCAATCACGACGAACAGGCGATCCGCATGCACGAGGCCAATCACCCTGGCACTCGGCACATCAGGAACAACATCTGGCAGATCGACCCGAAGGAAGTGACCGGCGGGCAGCCTGTCGACCTCGCGTGGTTCTCGCCGGACTGCAAGCACTTCAGCAAGGCCAAGGGCGGCAAGCCCCGCGAGAAGTCGATCCGCGATCTCGCATGGGTCGTTGTGCTCTGGGCGCAACGGGTCAAGCCGTCGCTGATCCTGCTGGAGAACGTGGAGGAATTCCGCACCTGGGGCCCACTCTGCGATAAGGGCTTCCCGATCAAGGAACGCGCGGGCGAGACCTTCGACAAGTGGCAGCGCGAGCTGCGCAAGGCGGGCTACAAGATCCAGTGGAAGGAGCTGCGCGCCTGCGACTACGGCGCACCCACGATCCGGAAGCGCTTCTTCATGATCGCCCGCTGTGACGGCAAGCCTATCGTCTGGCCGGAGCCGACGCACGGCAAGCCCGGCTCGCCCGAGGTTCTGAGTGGCAAGCGCAAGCCTTGGCGCACGGCGGCAGAGATCATCGACTGGTCGATCCCGTGCCCGTCGATCTTCGAGCGCAAGAAGCCGCTGGCCGAGAAGACGCTGCGCCGAATCGCGCACGGCATCATGAAGTTCGTCGTCAACAATCCGGCGCCGTTCATCGTGCCGCTTACCCATCACGGCAGCGCGGGCCGGTCCTACGGCGGCGATGCGCCCCTGCCGACGGTCACCGGCGCGCATCGCGGCGAAATGGCCGTCGTCATGCCGCATGTGACGAAGTTCCGCTCTGGCGCCGTCGGCCATGAGGTCAGCGAGCCGCTGCACACGGTGACGGCAAACAGCTTCATAAAGCGGCCGGGCGGTTCCGCGCCTCTCGGTGTGGTCGAGGTCTCGGCCGCTCCCTTCTCCACTTATGCCCAGCAGGGCGGTGCGAACCGATCGGTCGAAGACCCTCTCCATACGGTGACCGCTTCGAAGAAGGACCACAACTGCGTTGCGGCAGCGCACCTGGTCCACATCGGGAACGGTGAACGCAAGGGGCAGGCGCCGCGCGCTATGGACGTGCAGGCACCGCTTGGGACTGTCGTCGCTGGCGGGGTTAAGCACCATGCCGTCACCGCCTTCATGCAGAAGTTTGCCCAGAACGGGCAAGGTGTCGATCCGGCTGAGCCGCTGCACACCGTCATGGCGGGCGCGCCTCGCCACGCGGTCGTCTGCGCCCACCTGGAGCAGGCCAACGGCGGACCGCACAACGAGACCCTCGCCGGGCGCGCAGCGGATGCGCCACTGTCCACGGTCGCGACCAGCGGCAGCCAGCAGCGCCTGGTGACCTCCAACCTCGTGAAGTTGCGCGGCACCTGCCGTGACGGATCGAGCGTGGAGGAACCGCTGCACACGGTCAGCGCCGGCGGCACCCACATGGGCGAAGTCCGCGCCTTCCTGATCAAATACTACGGGAACGAGCAGGACGGGCATGGACTTGATAGCCCGCTCGGCACCGTCACCGTTCAGGACCGCTTCGGCCTCGTGACGGTGATGATCGAGGGCGAGGAATACGTCATCGTCGACATCGGCATGCGCATGCTCTCGCCGCGCGAGCTGTTCAATGCGCAGGGCTTCCCCGCCGATTACCAGATCGAGACCGACGCACACGGCAAGCCGATCACCAAGACAGCCCAGGTCGCCAAATGCGGCAACAGCGTTTGCCCGCCACTCTCCGAAGCACTCGCGGGCGCCAACATGGCGGACGAGATCGCCGAGCGGGAGGCGCAGGCGGCATGAGCCACATCGTAAAGATTGCGGCCGCCACTCTATACCTTGGCGATGCCTATGAAATCCGGCCGATGCTGGGATTCCACGACGCCGACGTCATGGACCCGCCATACCTGTTCAACAATTCCGGCGGCGGGGCATATCGCGCCGCCAGAGGCGCAAGCGACCAGATCGTTTCCGAGGGCCTAGATCGCGGCTTTGATCATGCGATAGTGAACCCGGAGCTTTGCGGCGCCGTCGTCATCTTTTGCCACAACGATCAGCTCGGCGACCTTATCCCGGCTATCGTCGAGGATGAGCTGAACGACTTCGACGCGCTGCTTGTCGCCGACATGTTCGCTGCGCTCCGGCCGAAGTTCCGCCGCGCCGCGCTGCTCGCGTGGATCAAGGCGAACCCGGCTCCTCACCGGAACAAGCACTACCTCGCCGACATCGAGCCGTACATTCATGCCTGGAACCGTGGATTCGCCCCTGTTGGCGACCACCACGACATGCATCGCTGGATCAACGCGGGCTCCATGCCGTCGAAGGTCTACGGTCACCCGACCGTCAAGCCCGATGCCGTGATGGACAAGATCATCCGCAACGTCGCTGGGGAATCGGTCTGCGACCCCTTCATGGGCACCGGCTCGACAGGCGTGGCCGCCATCCGCGCTGGCAAGCGGTTCGTCGGCATCGAGCGCAACCCCGCGCATTTCGAAACGGCCTGCCGCCGCATCGAAGAAGCCACCGCGAGGGCAGCAGCATGAACCTGCTCGATCGCGCAACCGACTGGACGAACCAGACAGCGGAAGAGCGCGCCGAAGCCTGCGCTTCTTTCCTCTTCACCCACGGCCTTCTCGTGAAGGCCGACCACTATCGCACGCTCAACCGGATCAGGGCTGTGGCCGACATCCAGCGCGAGCGGAAAGCAAAGGAGCCTCAGCATGGATAAGGCGAAAGCCCTGCTGTCACTGGCGAAGGTATGCGAAACCACGCACTCTTGGGCCATCAACATTGACTGCGCGATCTTCGCGACGGTGCACCCCGACAAGTTCAGCGATGAAGCATCTGCCGCTTTTTACGCGCGACTCGATTGGACCCGGAACTTGGCAGACCGACAGTGGCTGCGCGAGGTTGGGATGTCCCAATATACGTCCTCGATCGACGCAGCGATGACCCTGGTCCCGGAAGGCTGGTCAATCGGCGTTGGCGACCTGCGCGGTTATGACCCGCCGATCTGGCGCGCCCATCTCAGGGATCACCGCCCGCAAAGCCTCTCGCCCGAAGGCCATTCCACTATCTGGGTCGAGGGCAACACGCCTATATCAATGGCGAAGGCCATCTGCGCCGCTGCCCTGCGCGCGCTCGCGGCGGAGGCTACCAATGGCTGATCGCACGTCTATCGAATGGACCGACGCGACGTGGACGCCCGTAAAGGGCTGCACTCGCAAGAGCCCTGGTTGCATCAACTGCTACGCTGAAATCATGGCCGCGCGCTTTTCAAAGCCCGGTCAGTGGGGAGAGGGTCTGGCGACCATCGTTGAGACCCCGCATGGCAAGGATCATCGCTGGACGGGCGCGGTGCGCCTCGACAGCAAGGAACTGTTGAAGCCGCTGAGCTGGCGTAAGCCCCGTCGGATCTTCGTCTGCTCGACGTCCGACCTTTTTCACGAAGCTGTTTCGGATGAAGATCTGGATCTCGTGTTCGCCGTCATGGGCCGCGCAGACCAACACACATACCAGGTGCTGACGAAACGCCCCGAGCGCATGCGCGACTACATCAAAAGCCGCACCCGGCTCCCGGACGAGATCGGCGCGTTCTACAACTTGCCGACCGATGGTTCCGCTCCGATCTATCAGCCGCTGCGAAACGTGTGGCTTGGTGTTTCAGTCGAAGATCAGCCGCGCGCCGACGAGCGGATATCGGTGTTACGAGATGTCCCCGCGCATACTCGCTTCGTGTCCTTCGAACCTTTGCTGGGACCGGTGAGCGCCGACTTGCGCGGCATCCACTGGGCCATCGTCGGCGGTGAAAGCGGACCCGGCGCGCGGCCGATGCACCCGGACTGGGCGCGCAGCCTGCGCGACCAGTGCGCCGAGGCCGGTGTGCCATTCCTGTTCAAGCAATGGGGCGAACACCTGACCATCTTCGACCGCGATGTCGAGGATCCAGACTGGCGAAATTGCAGCCGCTGGGATCGCGAGCACCCGAAAGGTCGCTGGTGCAATCTCGCCGGCGGCACCGGCTTCCACGGTGATCGGGTCGTCTACGTCGACCGCGTAGGCAAGAAGGCCGCCGGCCGCCTGCTCGATGGCGTCCACCACGACGGATATCCCGAAGGAGCCTCTGCATGACCGACACCCGCACTGAGCATAAGCGCAGGCAAGCGCTCTCCGACCATGAAGCGATGGCCGATGCGCAGGCTGGCTGTATCCCCTGCAAGCTGTGCGGCGGCAAAGCTGTCATCACCGATGCTGGATTGGGCGCCGGGTACTACGTGCGCTGCGAGAACAGCGGGCGCTTCCGTGCCCGCGAAGGCTGCATGATCGAGGACCGCCGCCTTGGTGGATGGGCCTACAACGTCATGGACTGGTGGAACCGGCTACATGCCAAGACGACCGCACCTGCAAAACGAACCTTCGATTGCACCATGTGCGACGACACCGGCTTCAAGGATCACGCTTGGCTCCGCATGGAACCGTGCGATCACCAGCGCCCTGCCCGTGAGGAAGTGAGCGGGGAGGAAGTCGAGAGGGTGGCGAGGGCGATCTACGACATCGGTTGCACGTTTGGCGAAAAGTGGGAGCATGCGCACCCGCGAACGCAGATGACCTTCCTCGAACAAGCCCGCGCCGCAATAGCAGCCATGAACCCCAAGCCCGCCGAAGCTGCTAGCGGGGGCGGGAAGGTCGCGAAGCTCCTGCGAGCAATCCGCCATGAACTCGGACGTGCGAACGACGTAATCGCGCTTGGGAGGGCGGAAAAGGGGCAAGGCAAGATCACAGTCGCAACGGCGATCCACCGCGGCATTCGCTGGGCAGACGAAGCGCTCGCCATACCCGAAACTGAAAAGGCGGTGGAGGGGAAAGGCCTCGCAGACTTAATCGAAACCCGCCTCATCAGCGTCCACCCAGATGATCAGGATCTCGTGCTAGAGGACGATGACTGGCGGACCATCCTCACTGCACTTGCCCATCCCCCTGCCGCCGACGTGGCCGGGTTGAGGGAGGCGGTCGCCGCGTTGCTCAAGGGCGGCTCCATGATGATCGAGCCTGTGCCAACGCCATCCTTTCCGAGCGCGTACAAACTTTCCATCGGCTTCGAGAACGTGGACGACGCCTTCGACGCGATGGAGGACCTATCACTCAGCTTGCGAGCCGCGCGCGCCGCCCTTCCCGAGGGAGGCGCGTGATGGCAACTATGCTCGCTTTTGCCACACCCGAACACGAGGAGTGGCGGGGCACGAAGGCCCAGCGCGCCGCTTTACGTGATAAATTCGGCGGTAGATGCGCCTACTGCGGCGGCGAACTCGGCAAGGTCATGCACGCCGATCACATGGCGCCGGTCATTCGAGTACAGCCGTCGCCGTGGAACGAACTGGAGGCGGTCAAGCTTCTCAAGCCCGAACGAAATACTGTTGGAAACATGATGCCCGCCTGCGCCCCGTGCAACATCCACAAGGGCGGCTACTCATTGGAGCAATGGCGGACCTACATACAGCGATCGGCAGAGATCGTTCGGAAACAGACCTCCACCTTCCGCGCTGGTGAGCGCTTCGGCGTGATTGCCGTCAACCCAGCGCCGGTTGTTTTCTTCTTCGAACGCGAGGAGCCGAGCGCATGAGCGACCTATCCGCCCTCCTCCGCCATTGGCTGCGACAAACAGAACTCGGCCGTGGCGTGCGCCTGTCTTCCGATGAGCTGGACCTGCTCAATTCGATCGGCGTCGCCGAGCTGCTCGCCGTCAAAACCACTGAAGCCTTGAGGAACCGATGCCAACAGAAAACGTCCCGCTCTATTCCCGTGGGCGATACCGGCTTGAATACGACCGTCGAGCCGATGGATCACTTCGAACCCCGAACCTCCAGATTGTCTGGTACGACGGAGACGCCGGGCGAAACCGGAGCCGCTCAGCGGGCACGGCGGAGATCGGCGCCGCAGAAGACGCACTAGACCGGCTGTACCTTCAGCGCGAGCGCGGGCAGTCTATCTGCCCGACGTGCAATCGACCATTCGACCAGCGCAGCGGAATGACTGTGCATCTGGCAATCGCCGATTACCTGCTGGAGGTAGAGGATCGCCCATCCATCGGATCGATTCGGCCGCGCCTTGCTCACTTCCAGAACTTCATGGATGAGACCGGGCGTACGGAGCTGATGTGCGACCAGGTGGACGAAGCGCTAATCGCGACGTTCCGTAAGTGGTCCGCGTCCATCCCCGTCATCGAGGGAAAGCACGCGCGGAAAGAACGCGAAAGGTCTCCAGGAACAACCGAGGCATCGGTGCGAAGCCTGGCGGCCGCAATCAACGCGGCCCATCGGCGCAAGGACATTCTCTATCCAGCGGGGTTCTCTGCCCTCTCCCCTTCTGACGTCAGCCGCACCCCCAGCTATCGGAGCAGCATCGACGAGCTTGCCGCCATGTTCCGCTACTGCCTCAACCCAGCGCCACCGGCAGGCGACACCTGGACGGAAAAAATGACGGACCGGCAACGCAAGTATCGTTTCGCTCTGCTGCGCTTTCTTCAGGTCAGTGTTGCGACTTGGGCCCGGCCGGACGCTGCGCATGACTTCTCCACCGATATCAAGCGCGATCAGTGGAACAGCAATGCGCGCGTGGTGCAGCTCAACCCGCGTGGCCGGCGCCAGACAAAGAAGTATCGCCCGGCGGTGCCGGTACCAGAGCAATTCGCCCGGCTCTGCGATCGCACCAAGGGACCGTTCGTTCCAGTAGCGTCGGTACGAAAGGCATTCGAAACAATGCTTGATGAGATGGGCTTGCCGCGAGAGCGCGAAACCGGCCTCAAGCTGATCCGCCGAAGCGTTTCGCAGATCGCGCGCCGCCGAATCGGAGAAGAGCGTTGGCCACAGGGGGAGATGATGCTGGGGCACCGCAAGGCGTCCACCAGCGATCTTTACGCGCTATTCGATCCCGCGAACCTAGGCGTCGCACTCGCGGTGACGAGCCAGATCATCGAGGACATCGAAAAGCGCTGTCCCGGCGCATTCACCGGATCGGCACCGGAAAAGGCGGGAGATTGAAAGGACGGGAAAAAAGCGCTAGAAACCAAAAAACCCGGCGTTTCCGCCGGGTTTTTCGTTGGTCGGGGAAAGAGGATTCGAACCTCCGGCCCCTGCCTCCCGAAGACAGTGCTCTACCAGGCTGAGCTATTCCCCGACCGGGTGGGCGTTCCTAAGAGCGCCCGGGGCAGGAGCGCGCCTATATAGGGCGACTCCGGGGGTGGCAAGGGCCCAATCCGATTTTTGTGCGCCATGACCCCGAAAGAGCCCGCAAACACCCCTGCCCGCCACCCGAAAACCAAGGAAATTCCAGCAAAAACAGAAATTTCCACTGGCTCGTTTTTCTTGATCCTACCCTGCCGAAGCCATGCGCTTGCGGGTCCTGCTCTCGGCGAAAGGGCACGAATCGCGTGGTTCGCACGGCCGGATACCTCTTTCGGCCAGCCCTCTTGTCGCACCTCCGACGCTCGGGCAGAACGGCGGTGAGGATGCGCGATCGCCAGGAGTGACGATGCGAAACCTGCCTTTCCGCCTTATCCCGCCAGTCTGCGCCGCCGTTTGCTCGGCGCTGTCTGGCCCTGCCCTCGCATCCGGGCAGGAGGCCGCGTTGACGCCCCTTGCGCTCTCCCCCGGCCTCAACGCCGTGCCTGACATTGCCGGCACCGGACAGGAAGGCTCGATCGCGCAGCTCTGGCGGCAGAACAACAAAGTGCGCGGCCAGCACATCTTCCTGGTAAAGGTCGGCGAGATCGCCGCCACGCTGGAAGGCCGCGAGCAAATCATCGACATGCCCCATGTGGGTGACGACGTGATCCGGTCCGTCCGCTTCGCGCGCGGGAATTTTCGCGGCAAGTCCACGCTTTATATGCTGATCGCCAGCCGCGATGTCGGCACTTCGCCTTACGAGGCGGCGACCACGCACATACAGTCCTTCGCTCTGGTGCAGGATCATGCGGCTTTCGACTTCGCGCCGGTGCGCAGTTTCGTGGCCGCGCAGAAGTATTGCCATGCCGACGCGGCGCTCCTGGCGGAGCTGAACTTCCCGCTCTCGCCCATTTACGCCGGGCGCGTGACGCCGACGGGATGCTGAGGTCAGGCACCGAGCGAAAGCCGAACCCCGCCAGCGGCCTTGCTTAAGGCCCGCGGTGACGGGCATTCAGCCGCCGCGAAGCAGTTGCACGCCCCAGTCGCGTTCGAACAGGTAAAGCAACAGGCGC